ACTCCGGCGAGCTATGCCTCCAGAGTGCCGGGCGGCACTGACTTCACAAACACAGAAATCTGGCTGGAGCAGGTAACTGCCGGGACTCTTGTTCAGAACGTCAACGTCACGTACATCAATCAGGCCGGCACCGCTGGCCGATCAACTGGCACCGTGGCGACCGCAGTAAACATCGTGGGCCGTATGTGGCAACTGCCGTTGCAAGCAGGCGACTCAGGCGTGCAGGGCGTGACTGGCGTGGTGGGATCAGTGGCGTCCGCAGGCACGTTCAACATTCTGGTGCTCCGTCCGTTGTGGGTGGGTCGAGTGATAGTCGCAAACTTCGGTGACATCCACGACTACCTGCGTGTCGGTATGCCTGCGATTACCGCTGAAGCTGCGCTCGGAATTGCCGTACTTGCCGACAGCACCGCGACGGGTCTCCCCGAGATGATGGTCACCATCGCAAACGGCTAAGCCAATGGCTGCGCCAGTCCTGTCGCTACTGAACATTAGGCGAAGGCTTACTCCGCCTGCGGTTTCGGGGCGCGCGGCTGGCAACGTCTCGGAAGCAGCAACCTTTGGGCCGAACAAGCAGCTCAACTTTCTAGTCGGCAACGCAGTCGCTGCCGGCGCGTCCGGCACTGCATCGCTCAACGAAGCGATCTCATTTAGCGTCGGCAACGCAGTCGCTGCAGGCAGCACGTTCGCACTTAGCCAGTACGGGTTGCGGGTTACGTGGTCGGAAGCCGCGTACCAGGCCAACCCAAGTGTCACCGTACCGTTTACGGTTGGCAATGCGATTGCCAATGGCAGCACAGCGGCCATTAGCCTGTACGCAGCACGCATCACTTGGGCAGAAGCGCAATACCAAGCCAGCCCCAACGTCATTGTCCCGTTCACCGTCGGCAATGCGGTAGCCGCTGGCAGCACTGCGGGCATCACCGTCTACGGTGGGGTGCGGGTGACATGGGCAGAGGCGCAATACCAGGCCGTTCCAAACGTCACCATTCCGTTTAGTGTTGGCAACGCTGTGGCGGCTGGCGCTACAGCAGGCGTGGCCGTCTACGGTGCGGTGCGCGTCACCTGGGCCGAGGCGCAGTACCAGTCATCCGGCGGCGACACGGTTGGGTTCACTGTCGGCAACGCAGTAGCGGGTGGGCCAGCAGGCGCAACAGTCAGCGAAGACATCACGCTGGGGTTCACCACCGGCAATGCAGTCGCAGGCGGGCCGTCTGGCGCAACGGTCAGCGTCGATCTGACCCTGGATTGCGGTACGGGCGATGCAGTCGCTGCAGGCCAGCAGTGCCAAGTCCTGCCGCCGCTCACCGTAGCACCCAGTGCAACCCCAGGTTATGCGCCCAAAACGCGCTACCGCGTGCGGGTGGGTAGCAGGTGGATGGAGGTTGATCCGCTCGATCCAATGAGCGTGCGTAGAGCCTACGACGCTGCACAGGAAGACGCGCAAGACGCTGCCACGCAAGACGTAGAAGCGCCCGCCGCTGTGGCCGCACAGGCCGTGGTGGTGCAGCCCATCAAGGGGCCGGATTACGCAGGGCTTGCCAAAGAAGCCCGACGGATTAGCGAAGACATCCGCAAGGTTTACGCAGACGCACTGCAAACCGCACTCATCGCGCGCCTCATGCGCGAACAGATAGAGCGCGACGACGAAGACGACATCGCCGTCCTGCTCGCCAGTATCTAACCGCAGCGCAATCGGTTAGCACAAGCCGCCTTCGGGCGGCTTTTTTATTGCGCGTTCACTTCGGAAACACATGAACGACACAGAGAACAATCTGCCGGAAGCGGCGGAACTCTCGCAGCCCGCGCTCGACCAAGCGCAGCCCGAGATCGGAAGCGACCCCACTGCAGACCAATCCGACGACACCGATGGCGATACGCAAGGCGTTGACCCAGAGGCGTTCGAGGAAGTCGAGTACGAGGGGAAGAAATACGCACTCCCGCCTGAGTTGAAGGACGCAATCCTCCGACAAGCCGATTACACGCGAAAGACGCAGGAACTGGCGCAAACACGCCAACAAGCCGAGCAGGCATTCGCGCAGCAGCAGGCACGCATCGAGGCTGAAAGGGCAAACATCCAAGCGGTGGCGCGACTCACTGCGCTGGATGAGCGTCTGCAGCAGTACGCAGGCGTTGATTGGGACAGCCTAAGCCAGAGCAACGGCGAACTGGCCCAGCGCGAGTTCATGAAGTACCAGCAACTCAAAGACTCACGCCAGCAATTCGTCGCACAAATCCAGCAGCACGAAGGCCAACGCGCGATGCAGGAGCAGCAGGAAACTGCCAGGCAACTGCAAGAGGCAAACGAGGCACTGAGCCGCGAGATTAAAGGGTGGTCACCCGACTACGCGCAATCCCTGCGCGAAGTAGCGAAGTCACTGGGCGCAAAAGAAGAGCAACTGAACGGCATCCGCGAACCGTGGATCGTGAAGGCACTTCATGCGCAAAAGGTGCTCGCGGAGATGACCAAAAAGGCGGGCGCTGCTGCACCGGCAGTCGCTGCAAAACCTGTTCGCACCATCAGCGGCGGCAACGCAAAAGCCACTGTTGATCCCGACAAGATGAGCATCGAAGACTGGATGCGCCACGAACAGCGGCGCACGGCATCTGCACGCCGATAGCACTCACCACAACTTAGTCACTAACGAATCCAAAGCCGCGAAAGCGGCTTTTTTCATTTCTAGGACGCATCATGCCTAATACCATCCTTACCCCCACCGCAGTGACCCGAAAAAGTTTGCAGATTCTTCACCAGAAGCTCAACTTCGTCGGCAACATCAACCGGACGTATGACGACTCGTTCGCTAACAGCGGCGCGAAGATCGGCGACTCGCTGAAAATTCGTCTGCCCAACGAGTACACCGTCCGCACCGGCCCTAACCTGTCGGCTCAGGACACCACCGAGACCAGCACCACGCTGCAGATCGCCACGCAAAAGGGCGTGGACATCACCTTCAGCAGCGCAGAGCTCACCTTGAGCCTGGACGACTTTGCTGCTCGGATTCTCGAGCCTGCGATGGCTGTGCTGGCTGCGAACATCGAAGCCGATGCGCTCAGCATGTACAAGGACGTGTACAACATTGTCGACAACGACGGCAATGCCATCTCGTTCCTGAACATCATGCAGGGCCGCAAGCTGCTGAATGACAACTTGGCTCCGATGGACAACAACCGGACTGCGCTGTTGTCGACCGATCACACTGCCAAGCTTGTGGATTCGCTGAAGGGTCTGTTCCAAGACTCCAACGCGATCAAACAGCAGTACAAAGAGGGCATGATGGGCCGCACCGGTGGTTTCGACTTCTACGAAAACACTCTGCTCGCCAACCACGCAACCGGCACCGCTGCTAAGACGACCACCTACACTGTCAACGGCGCAGTGACCACCAACGGCTCGACCTCTGTCACCGTGGCGACCGGCGCAACGACGTTTAAGGCTGGCGACATCTTCACCGTTGCTGGCTGCTTCCGCGTCCACCCCGAGACCAAGGTTTCGACCGGTGTGCTGCAGCAGTTCGTGGTGACCGCTGACTACGCTGGCGGCGCTGGCTCGGTGTCGTTCGCTCCGGCCATCTTCACCTCTGGCGGTCGCCAGAACGTGGTGGCTGCCGGTATGGCGAACTCTTCGGCAATCGTCAAAGTCGGTGCTGGCAATGCTGAGCTGCTTACCCCGTCGATGGTGTTCCACCGCGATGCGTTTGCCTTTGCAACCGCTGACCTGGTGATGCCCAAAGGCGTCGATTTCGCGGCTAGGGAAGTTTACGACGGCATCTCGCTGCGTACCGTGCGCCAGTACGCAATCAGCACGGACACCATGCCTTGCCGGATCGACGTTCTGTACGGCTACAAGACGATCCGCGCCCAACTGGCCGCGCGCATCCACGCTGACGGCTGATCGCCCTAAGCGTTAAGCAGTAAAGGGGCCGGCTCACAAGGCTGGCCCCACCATCACCAGAGGAAACTATGGCGCTCGATACGTATGCGGAACTCAAGACGCAGGTGGCCGCATGGCTGCATCGCAACGATCTGACAGACAGGATTCCGACGTTCATCGAGTTCGCTACCCACCGCCTTAACCGCTCTATTACGTCGCCCCGCATGGAGGCGTCCACAACGCTGAGCGTGGTGAACGGCATTGCATCCATTCCGAGCAACTTCCGCGCGGCTGTCTCAATGACGCTGGGCACAGTTGAGTACAAGGCCATCACCGCTGCAGACATGCGGGCAATGGATCAGGGCGGCATCCGGCCCACCTACCCGGTGTATTCCATCGTCAACAACCAGATTAAGGTCTACCCGGCTGAGAGTTCGTCGCCGACCTTCATTTACTGCGTGCAGTTAGCAAATTTGGTAACCGATTCCGACACCAACTGGGTGCTGCAGGACTACCCCGACGTGTATCTCATGGCATCGCTCGCCGAGGCCCGCAAGTTCGTGCTGGATGACACGCGCCTGGTGCAGTACGAACAGATGACGATTGCGCGGATCGATGAACTGAACCGCAACGAGCGCCGCAACTTCGAGAACGCGACCTGGTACAAGCAGCGCGAACTGCCGGTGCATCTGCCGGCCTATGACATCCGGTTCGGCTGACATGCTGGTTCCGCTGACTCAATTCGCCCCGGACGCTGATCCGGGTGTGGCCGGCGCACTGGTGGACGCTACCGGCGTCATGCCCATCGAGCGCTCTATCAAATCCGCTCCAGAGGCGCTGGATACGGGCATCGCTACCGCTGCATCGGAAATCTACGGCGCGGCCACTGTGGAGCGCGTAGATAGCTCCAAGACGCTATACATGGGCACGGCCACGAAGCTGTACTCAGCCAGCGGCGCAACTTGGGTAGACGTTACCCGCGCAGCAGGTAACTACTCAGCACCCGCGTCTAGTAGCTGGTACTTCACCACCTTCGGCAACCAGGTGCTGGCGGCCAACAACGGCACGGTGATGCAGGTATCCACTGGCAGCCTGTTTGCTGACATTACTGGCGCACCGCGTGCTGAGATTGTCGAAACGGTTGGCCTGTTTGTGATGGCCTTTAACGCATCCGACGGCGCAGCCTGGGACTACGACGACGGGTGGTGGAGTAGTGCGCAGGCTAACGCTACGGACTGGACGCCTGCCATTGCAAGCGGTTCGGTGCGTGGGCGTCTGTATGCTACCCCCGGCCCCATTCGTGCCGCCAAACCGCTGGGCGAGCAGATGGTGGTGTACAAGAATACGGGCGTGTATTTGGGCACTAATTCCGGCCCGCCGCTGTGGTGGACTTGGCAGCTAGTGCCAGGTGATGGGGGGTGCGTCGGCAAGTACGCGGTGGCGCAGATTGTGGTGAATGGTGCGCCCGCACATTTTGTTGTCGGCCCGCGCGGTATGTATGTGTTTGACGGCTCTCGCCCTGTTAAAATCGGGGACGGGATAGTACGTCGGTGGTTTTACCAGCGGCTGAATCCCACCTACCGCGAGAAAACCTCTTGCGTCGTAGACCGCGCAGAAGGCGTCGTCTACATCCTGTTTGCCAACAGCGAGTCAACGGGCAGCCTCAATGACTGCCTGATCTACTCTTTCATCACCGGCAAGTGGGGCAGAGGGCGCAACTACGCAGCCCGCTTTGGCCTGCAGTACCTAGCCCCGTCCAGTACGTTCGATACCGTGCCGCCGGTTGGTGTGACGTACGAAGCAATCGACGCACCGAGCTACGACGACCTGTTCCGTGACGCGGATATGGAAGCGGCGGCCATCGTCACCACTGGCGACCGTATCGCAACGCTAAACGGCTCGGCCAACAGCAGCACATTCCGCACAACGTATTTCGGCACCGACGGCAATCTGTCGCTCATGCGCCGGGTGCGTCCGCGCTTCATTGCCAATCCCACCGCTGCCAGCTTGAACCTGCTTGTGGGCGATGCACTAGGCGATGTGCCATCTACATACCAATCCGCCACCTACGCCGACAAGAGGTTCGATGTGCTGGCTGAGGCGCGCTGGCATCAGGTGGATATGACCGTCACAGGCGGGTTTGAAATCACCGCGCTGGATGTCGACCTGTCGGGAGTCAGTTCCGAGTGAAGCTAAACGAAGACCCGGTGCTGCCGTCGCTGACGGGGCCAACCTTCCTGCCGTTTCTAAAGCACTTGCTGGCAAGCCTTGCCCGCCAAGTGAATGGGGCAACAGAAGGCCGCATTGCATCTATCCATGCAGCGAATACCTCGTTCCCGACGACGGGCGACTGGATGCAGGGCGACGTAGTGCGCAACAGCACGCCAACAGAACTGGGAAGCGCTGGCAGCAAGTATGTGATTACGGAGTGGGTGTGCGTTGCGAGCGGCACGCCTGGCACCTGGGTAGCCGCTCGATCATTGACGGGGAATTAGCATGGCGTTCGATCCAATCTCAGCGGGCATCGCGCTGTTTGGCGGCTTGCTTGGCAACAAGTCATCCAAAAACAGCGGCACGCAAGTCAGCAAGCAAGAGTTGCCAGACTTTCTGCAGCCCTATGCGCCCGAATACGCCCAGAGGGTGCAGGACGTTGCAAACCTGCCGTACAACGAGTACGGCTACAACCGCATTGCCCCGTTCACTGAGGACACGCTGGCCGGCATGGACATGGCGCGCAATGCGGCCAACTACAGCCAGCCGCTGTTCGATCAGGCGCAAGGCGAACTGTCCAAAACCATGTCGGGCGCGTACCTGTCGCCGGACAGCAAC